CAAAAATCAGCCATGGCGTTGGTTCCTCCGGTATCCGCTCTTGATTTCCCACAGCAATTGCTCGCGATCGGCGGCCGACATGCCCTCGGGCCGCCTGTGCTCCAGCATTTGTTCGTAGGTCCACGGGCTCTCCGGTTCAATGACCGTCTTGGTTTCCGGCGTCCGTTGAGTGGGCTCCAGCGGCGGCGCCTGGTACTTGTTGGCGCCGGTGATCCAGGCCAGCAGCTCGCAGGCCCCAATCAGGATGCCGCCAACCACCATCCCCCCTGCCGGGGCAATCAGAAAGACCGCCAACAGAAACATCACGGCGAAAGTCAAACTATGCATTTTTTAGTTCCTCAACTTTAGGGATTTCTGCGCATCAATGACCAGTTGCTGCATATGGCTAATCTGATTTCTCATTTCTGCTATTTCGTCATCTCTGGCAATGCGCAATTCCAGCAGCTCAGTGAAAACCAGAACTGAAGCGCAATAGACACAAATGGTCAGATCGCCAGAATTGGGACAGCTAGTTTTTCTTCCATCCTCGGGCGACCCCTCCCTGATTCCATCCAAAATGTGGCCACAGACCGGACAATGGTCCTCCCAGATTTTCAAGGGCGGGCGCAGATTAAGCATTTTTTAGTTCCTCCGCCAGCACAATGCAGTGTTCCTTTTCGCTGCGGTCCAGGATCCAGCTGGGGGGAAACTGGCCGGCCGCGGTCTGGGTATTGACGCCGGCGCCGGTAAATTCAAACAGCTCCGCAATGGCGGCAATGGCGGCCGGCGAAGGATATTTCGGACCCGTGACCGATACCGACAGGTGGCGATAGAGCCCGCCTGGTACCGCCGTGTAGGTAAACACACAGCGAAAGCCATGCTCGATGTGCATCACGAAGTTGGGGTCATCGCCGGGCACCTTGCCGCTTCCCGGCCGGTAGATGTTGCGCCGCGCATGCTGCATCAACTGCGCGGCGTGCATCCTGGTCACATCGTCAATCACTAACGGCCGCATCACTCGCCCCCTCCTTTTTCTTGTCCAGACCATTGGCCGCGCGGATCCGCGCGGCGGCGTCGGGCAGGATCTTTTCAAGCACATCCTTGGCGTGGGTGCCCAAGGCGTTGCAGATTCTATAAAAAACTATGACGGGAACATCGGCGCCGGCTTCATAGCGCGCCAGGCTGTTGCGGTGGATCCCGATTTCCCCGGCCAGCTGTTCCTGGGTCTTGTTCTGCTTGAGGCGCAGGCGGCAAATCTCGCGGCCCAGCTTGCGCTGAAACTTTTCTTGCGTGATGGTCACTTGCTCACTCTCCAGTCCGGTCCATTCATTTCCACGCCCACGGTCATTTCCTGCAGGCGGCTGAACATGCGCGCGCCGATGCGGTCGCCCAGGGTTTCCGGGCGCGCGGCGCGCTCGTACACCGTGCCCCCCGCGCCGTTGCCCTGGTTGGGCAGGTTGGTGGTCACAATCAGGGGCACGCGCCGGTTATAGAGCCCGCCGATCACCAGCTCGATGGTTTCAAAGGCCCAATCCGTGGGCCGGCTGGCGCCCAGGTCATCGACTACCACCAGGTCTGCCCAATACAGCGGCCGCAATATCTGCTCCTGGCTCTCGCGGGCGTCGTCGTTGTAGCTCGATCGCAACCGCTCCAGCATTTCGCGTATGTCCACAAAGCACCCCTCGATGCCCTTCTGCTCAATCAGCCGGCGAAGGATGCCCACGGCCAGGTGGGTTTTCCCCGTGCCCGTGGTCCCCGAGAGCAGCAGGCCGGTTGCGCTCTTGCTGCCGGGTAAAAATTCCTCGCAAAAACGCCGCGCCATGTGCCACGCCGCCGCAGTGTGCGGCCGGCATTCGAAGTTATCCAGGCCGGCCGCCTGGTAGCCGGCCGGGATCCCGGCTTTCTGGATCCGCGCCCGCGCCTGCGCTTCGAACTGGCAGCTGCAGGCGCGGCTGGCGTTGCCCACCCGGATCAGACCCAGCCCGTGACACTGGCTACAGGTGGCCATTCCCGCCCCTCCGCGGCCCCTTAGAGGCGTCGCCGGCCTTTTTTGGCCTCCTACCCTTAGCGGAACCCTCGCGCGCTGTCTCGGGGCTATAGGGCACGATCCTGGCCATGTGCAGCGCCGTACCGCCGCGGTTGCAGGCCTCCAGCGCCGCCCAGCGGTTCGCGTAGCGCTCCGCCTTCTCCACTCCCGGCCCCACCCGCAATTCCGCGGGCACGCCCACAAAGCCGCGCACATAGAAGCCGTCGCGCGTCTCGATCACGAATTCCTTGGTCATTGTTCGTCCTCGGGGAAATGGCCTGGAGGTTCGACACTGTGCGGATTGCCGCCCCACCAATGGCCCGAATCTGCAGCCGATTTGTGTATTTTCGCCTTTTCTTCTCCTTCGGGGGAAAGGCCGAGTTTGCGCTGGAGAAGCATTTCCGCCATAATTCGCGTTTCCTCGGTATGGCGAAAAATGCGGCGCGCCAGCAGCAGGTTGGTGATGCCATCGAACAGCGCCGCGACCGCCAGAACTAAAAGCGTCCAGCCTACGGTCATGGCTGCCTCGCCGCGGTCGCCGCCTGCGCGCCGGCGTCGTCTACCTCTTCACAGCACAGCGCCACCTGGTCGGCCCAATCGCTCAGGTCCTCGCGCATCATGGCGAGCGCGGCCAGCTCATTGGGTGCCTCGATCACCGCGCCGCTGGGGGAAGCGGCGCTGTCTACAGTGACATGGGTTTCGGGCGGCATTGGTTCCACCTCGCGGCATTTCGCGTCATTTGTGCCCAGGCGCAAAGACCCGTTTTTCCCGACCACCCCGATCGCGGCGAGCTCGCAAGTTTCCTGCCCGACAATCAAATCGATCAACTCGTTGGGGTCGGCGTCTAAGTCGTCGATTGGGGTATGGGCATCGGGGTCGAATTCTTGCCCGTCGAGAATCATGCGCGGGGGCAAGTTGGTTTCCATATCGCGGGTGCGCTCGTCGATATAGTCTTTTAGTTCTTCGTTGGTCACGCCGATACCTCCGCCTCGTTGCGAGCCACAATCATGCCGTCCTCTAGCACCAGGCCCACCTTGCCCGACGAATCCACGCGCGCCATCCACACCTGGTAGTCGTGCTGCTCGGCCAGCGAAGCTATAACTTTTAGTCCGTCCTCATCGAGCGCTTCCCCGTGGCGAATGCAGATCACCCGCAGCTTGGGGTTGCCGGCCATGGCAATCAGCGTGGAAATGCGAATCTGCTCGCCTTCGCCCAGGTTCCCCAGCGCGCGGCCGTTGTACTTCACTTCCGTCTCATCGAAGGTCAGCCCTTCTACCGGGATCCTGGCCTTGCCTACCGCGGTGCGCTTCTTCTCTTCGCGCGCTTCCATCTGCCGGGTCAGGTCCTCGGCCTGGCGCTGCTTGGCGTCCAGCTTCTTCTGCAGCTGGTCATACTGCGCGCGCACGTCAATAGCGCGGTTGGTGCGCTGCACGCTCTGCAGCTCCGCAGTGAGCGCCGCCACGTCCACGGGCTCGCCGGCCGGCGCCGCCTGGAATGCCGCCTCTGCCTGCTTGCGCTGTTCCTCCAGGCCTTCGTATTCCTTGGTCAAGGCATCCAGCTTCTTGCGCGCCGCCTTCAGCTGTTCCTCGATCATGGCAATGGCCTTGGTCTGGGTTTCGATTTCGTCCAGCTTGCGCACCTTGTCCACTCCCAGGCGCGCGGCTTTGGCGCCCAGCTCCTGCCGGGCCTGAAAGATTTCCTGCGCCTTGCGGTTGGCTTCCCCGGCCTGCTCCAGCTTGCCCAGGATGGCGGCTTCGTCCAGCTTTTCCTTGGGCAGCCCCTGCAGCACATGCAAGCCCTTCATCTGCGCTTCCACTTCGTCGGCCTCCAGCTTGACGCGGCGGCGGGCGTCGTAATCCTCCTTGTTGGCGGCGGCGACGGCGTCAAAGTCCAGATCAATCTTGGCGGTCTTGCGCAGCTCCGCAACCTGCTCCTTGGCGTCCATGTGGATGAAGGCCAGCGGATCAAAAGTAAGCGAAGTAAAAAGATCGTCGAGAAAATCCTGCGGCGTGGCGGCGCGCTTGCCGTTGACCATCTCCAGCTTCAGGGTGGGCGGGTTCCCTTCCCGGCCCAGCGAGCGAGTCACAATGCAGTCGCCCAGGTTGAGCCGTACCTTCATGCGCTCGGCGCCGTCGCGCACAATGCTGCCCTTGTTGGCGGGCAGCGCCTTCTGTCCCTTGAGCGCAAACCACAGCGCGTCGAGCACGCTGGTTTTGCCCTGCCCGTTCTTGCCGGTCAGCATCACCACGCGGCCGCTGGGATGGATCGCCACTACGCGGATCCGCTTATAGTTCTCCACGTTCAATTCCACAATGTGCTTCATTTGTTACTTTCCTTCCATGCGGTTCAATCTGCGCTCATGACTCTCTACCAAGGTTTGCAAGCGCTGGCCTTCAGCGGCCATGATTTCCACGCTTTGCGCCAGCCCTTCGTGGCGTTCACCTATCCGTTTCAGAATTTGGTTCGTCTCGGCCAGGGTTTGAATGGTTTCCTGCAATAACGCTTCCATGCGATCGAGGCGGTTAGGCTGAGCAAAGCCCTTGGCTATCTTCAGCGTTTCCTCTATCCGTGCAAAGCGTTGCTCACTGCTCATTCCAGCAATTTCATCGGTCATGCCATGCATAATATCTTGTGCATCGCTCCATGCACAAGATGTTGTGAAAAAATATCGGGAGAATATAGCTGGGATATAGTTTCCCTATAAAAAAAGGCCCGGCCGCGGAACCCAAATGCAAGCCAGGCCAAATGTGAGTTGTTGGTTAGTTTATCTGAGGTTTTTACTCAGACTCGCGATTAGGACTCCTCCTTTCCTTGGGATTGACGAACATCTTTCCGCCTGTCGTTATGGTCATCCCGGCCGGCCCGACATAGGCCCAGGAGCAGTAATCCAAACATCGTTCCCACACTCAAGCAGAGAATCGTCCAGGGCAAATCCGTCACGGCCGGCGCCTCCGGTGCCACCATAGCCAGGCGCCGCTCGCCATCAAAATGGGCAACCAGATCACTAAGCCCACAAGAATCACAATCTTCCATGTCCAGCCGTCCACGGCACGCTGCACGCATGGGCAGGGCTCAGGCTGCGGCGGGATGGGGATCGCTTCTCCCAGCCGCGTCCAGAATGCGAACGTGGCGCCGTTCGAACCGGGGTCCACATTCCAGGTCGAGCCCCACACCAGCTGGGTGAAGTCGCGATTTACCGCGGTGTGCGGCTCGGCGTTATAGTCCCCGTCACGAATCGCCATGGTACGCCCGATGCGCCAGAATTTTATATCGCTGTTATCGACGTCGCGCGCGTCAATCCGCACGGCGAAATTTTCCATGGCCCCAAAACCGGTATCGCCGCAGCTCAGGCAGCGCACATCGGCCGCGCTGGAATGCGCCGCCGCAAAGGTGGCCGTGGCCATCGAGCCTGTGGCCGCCGTCCAGGTCACCGATTCCATGGCGGGCTTGGCGTCCACCGTCGAAACTACGCCGGCCGCGATCTGCGCCATGCTCGCCGGCGTCACCGTGGCCTCGCCTGGCTGCACCGCCGTACCCAGCGCCGTACCGGGCGGATACTGCGGCGCCGTCCCATAGGCAGGCCCGGCCATAATCATGGTGCTTACCAGGCCGTAGCCGGGCAGGTTCCAGGCGGTCATGGAGATGTGCGAGGCGCCATGCTTGCCGGTCAAGCTGGTGCCGCTGCAGCTGGGCTGGCGCGCGTAGCTGCAGGGCATCAGGTACCGCTTGTAGGTCTGGTGATCGGGCGCTACCTTGGTCAGATCCACTACCGAGATGGCGCGCTCGTCGTTGAGGTCGTTGCGATAGGACGCAATGCCCACGAATACCGGCACGCCGTTTATGTCATAGCCGTTGTCCTGGTGGCCGGGATAAGGCAGCGCCACGCCCAGATAGTTATAGTTCGGATCGAAGGCTTCCACGCCCAGGCCGCGGGTCCAGTTTGCATCCCGCGCGCCGCCCTGCCAGATGACGGTAATGAAGCGCGCGTCAGGATGCTGGTTCATCCTGAATAAATTGCGGCGCAGGCCGGTGGTCGCCCAGGTCCCGCAACCCGTGGGAACCTGCCCAGGACATACCTTGTACCACTTGTCCTGGTGCGTCACCTGGTCGCTCTGCCGGTCGTAGCGGATAAAGTCAATCTCATGCCGGCCGGTCCCATCCACCGCGTCGCAACTAAAACTAAAATAGCGGTCGGTCGCGTCGAACATGCCGCCCTGCGCGCCGGATCCCGTCTCGATCTGGTTGCCCGGCACGCCCGCGGGAATGTCGCCGCCCGTCGCATCGGACATACACGAAAAGGTATGAACTAAAGTCGAAACTAAACCGCAGGCCTGCGCCGTGCATGCGCTCACGTCCACAGAGCGCAGCTCCAGCCCGTGCCCGCTCGATCGGTTGGGCACATAAAAAATCTTGTGCGGGTCCGTATTCGACCACAGCACATCGAGCGATACCGGCAGCATCAGGCCCACATCGGGAGTAATGCGGTTGATGTATTTGGGCGGCGTCTGCGAGCTGTCGTAAAGAATTGCGTAGCCGGCATAGTCGGTTAAAAACATGCGGCTGCCATCTGTGTTCCAGGCCTGCACGCGCGAATAGGTGCTCATGGCTTCCTGATTGGTGAGCGGTGCCGCCAGGCGCCAGGTCGTCGTCCCAAACGTGGCATCGCTCCAGCTGGCGCCCACGGCCGGCAATGGCGGCATGGGCCAGGTGGCGCAGGGTACCGTGCCCCCACAGGTATAGTCATCCGGCGTAGTGTGCAACTTCTCAAACTGCGGCGGCACGGTCTGCGCCTGCACCCAGAGGGGAACCGCTACCAGCAGGAGCAGGACTTTGTGCTGGTAGATCCAGTAGGATGTGCGCTCCAGCAGATCGTACAGCCAATACCACAATCGCCTTTTCATTTCTTCTCCGCGACCTTGGGCTGCAGTTTTTCCAGTTCCGCATCGGCGGCGGCCTTGTCCTTCTGCGCCTGCTCGAAAGCCTGTTGCATGAGTTGGCCTTGCGATTGCAGAAATTGCAACTTCAGCGCGGCATTTTCGGCGCGCAGTTTGGCGTTTTCGAGCTTCATGGCCGCGCAGGGATCAGGGCCGGCGTGATCCTCGGCCCACAGCACGGCGCCCAACAATAATGAAGCTATCCACACTTTCCGCATGATTCCTCCACTCAGTGATTCACCCAATTTGTTCCATTGCAAAATACCGGCGTTACAGTGGATCCGCCGCCTGCCATCGTCGCCATATAAACCGGGGATGCCGCCCCGTCTGTGATAAAGGAATATGCCCCTCTGTTCGTCGCGTTGCAGGTAAGCGCCGATGTGAGAGTCGAAGCCGTGAATGCTGTGCCTTGCGGATTCTGTTGTATGACGCCATTTGCCGCGTTGATGCTCAGACTGTTTGTCGATGTGTTGCCGCTCTTGGTGTAAAACATGCTGCTGTTGTTAATGCTGCATTGTGCCGGCGATACGCCGCTATCACAGTAAAACGTGGGTATGCCCCCACTGGTGTCCACATCGAATCGCGCGTGGGTCGCGTCGAGTCCCTGAAAACGGAAAAAGCCAGCACCTAAGAAACGTCGCAAATCTGTGGATGGATCATAAGTTTCCGTATAGGTGCCGCCACTCACTGGTCTGTTGAGAGACAGTATCGTGAAAATTTGATTGGTAAGCGCTGAAAAGGTAGCAAAGACATTCGCCGCCCCCTGATCGGAAAAGACAGTGTAAGCAGAGAGCGTGGAGACCGCATGTTGGAACAGGATGCTAGCATTACCGGAAATAGCGATGGCCTGATTCCAAGGTCTGGAACCGCTTAACTGCGCAATCTGAAAACCCACATTCGTGCCGCCAGGAATGAAATGAGAGGTCACAGCTTTCCCACCCGTGGTAGAAAGAGCATTTCCTAACGGCATACGCATGGCATCGCCATTGTGAAACTGGGTTCCATCCGCGACCGTGACAGCTCCCGTTTTAGCGACTGCCGTAACCGTCGAACATTTGAAAAGTTTGTAGGTTCCGGTCGTCGCATCTCCGGCCCATGCTAAATTACCGTTCGAATTGCTGTTCAAGAGAGTGATCGAAGTATCGGAAACGATGCTGTTAACCTTCAATACATATAAAAGCGAATTCGTGCCGTTACCGCTGTCCAATGAAAAGCACAGGTTCGATACGGACCCGCTTCCCAGTGAGGTCCACGTGGTCCCGCTTCCTGTGATAGTCGGCGGGGTTCCCGATATGGCTGTGATGGTGCCAGTGCTGTATACACCCGTGGTCTGATCAATAACTAATCTGCCCTCACCGCGCGCATACGGTTCGCTCGCGGATCCGCCCGTGTAATTGAGCACGTTGCCGGCGACGGTGCTTATGGTCGCGGAGAATTCCGAATCCGCGAGTGTGCCCTGACCATTCCCCTGGTAGGCATATCCGGCGATGCCTATGTGTCCCTCGTCCCCTGCGGCATTGGTGTTGCCGAATCCGTATGAGTACCCGGCAATTCCGAATGTGTCTCCATCGCTGCCGTTGGTATCGAATCCGCAAATGCCGCAATGCTGGCCGGGAGTCCAACTGCGCACGCCCCATATAAAAGCATCAAAATTGGATTTGTGACTGGCTGTGTTCACTCCGCCTGTCACCGCATTTAATTGCACCTGGGAACCGTAATAAGTATCCTGATTCACTCCCACGGTGGGGTTAGAAATGACCACTAAAGTAAACGGTCCCATATATCCCAGCCCGGTCGGGCCGCAAACAGGGTCCACCGCAAAAGCATTTTGAAAGCAGGAATTCCAGTAAACATTCCCGGTGTTGGTGGGAGGTTGCGTCATGCCAGCAGCGGATCCAGAAGCCGCGAAGCTCACCTTGGACGCGCCGATGCTTCCCGGAAAGGCTACCACCTGGCTGCTGCCCGATCCCGTATAGGTAATGCCATTCAGGTTAGATACTGCAATGCTCCCCGGAAACGCAACCGCCTGGCCACTCCCTGATCCGGTATAGGAAACACCATTCACGCTAGGCACGGAAACCGCGCCCGAAGCTGTGAGATTCACCACGTTGCCGCTGCCGTCAAAGGTCAGCGACGGGGACGCGGCAAAGCCGCCCAGCCGGTTATATTGCATCTGCCCATTCGAGCCTGCCGGGTTTGCAGCCGTGCCGTTGGTCACGCACGCATTGAGCGCAGGACTATAAACCTGCGAGCCAGTGTTACAAGTCACTGGCCAATTCAGCTGGGTACCAGGGGAAATGCTGGTCATCGAATACATGCAATTGTTGATGGAAGCATCGTAGACCATGCCCGCCGTGCAGCTGGCCGGCCAGCCCAGTTGGGTGCCGGGATTGATATTATTCAGATCCTGACACTGGTTGGTGGTCCAGTTATAAATTTTGCCGTCGCCAGTTCTGCAGTTCGCCGGCCAGCGGATCTGAGTGTGAGGGTTCACCTGGCCATGCGCGATCGCGCCGGCCGCCGCGACGAAAAGCAAAATTAAAACTTTAGAGAACGCAGAACGCATAGATGAAGTCCCCCGCCTCTGGATCGAAGTTTAAGGTCGCCACGTTGCCCGATACCGTTGCGGCCAGCGCAAGCGGCGGCGCGCTCGCGGCATCGGGAAGAATGGATCCGTTATAGACGGCGGCCACGATGGTGCCCGGCGCCGTAAAGTTCCGGTTGCCGCCTACCAGGGACCCCTCGCAGGCCATGAAGCGCAACCCGCCAATAGGAAATCCATAGGGCGGCACGATGGGCGCCAGGGTGCTTAGATCCTGGGTGCCGCTGCCGGCTAAGTTATAGTTATTGGCCTGCACAACGTTCCGGTTTTGATCGAGCACCGCCACTGAGTAAAACGTCCCGCTGGGCACAATTATGTCATTGCCATAGAGCGCGATCGACAGCGGCGTGCTCCCCACTTGCGGCCCGAGGCGCTGTGGCACGCCGCCATCGGCCAGCAAACAGGTGCCCGGTACCGCAGGGATCTGTGAGCCATAACCGCATAGGGTTATTTCCAGAAACCCGCCTGTCTCGGCGCCGGCCAGAATGGTTTCCAGGTTCGCCGTTAAAGTGATTTGCGGAGTCGTTGGCACAGGCGCCTCCTACTTGTAAAACCACACCGGCCCCACATGCGCCACGCGGGGATGATCTTCCGGCCGCAATAAAATCTCCTGCTTGAACCACTCCCCCAGCGGGCGGTTGGGCTCGCAGTAAAACAGGGCGCCCCCGGTCAGGTCGTTGGTATCGGCGCGGGTGTAAATCTCGTCAATGCGATTCAAGAGTACGCGCACATTGTTAGTGCGCAGGTCCGGCCGGGGAAGTGGATCCACGTTGGCCCGCTTGTCGCCGGCGCGCGTCACCACTTCCAGCCAGTCGCCCCAGCCGGCGAACACACGGTTGCGCAGCACATGCACCACGGCCAGCATATTGTTCACGCCGCCGTAGCCGGCGCCTTCCTCGATCGCGAAGCGCGCCATCTGTGCCCGTGTATAGGTTTCAATGGTCATAGAGCTTTTCCCACCCGTATCTGCCGGAAGGCCTGCAGCTGCTGGCGGTACCAGGCCGCGGGCTCGCCCTCGGCCGGCCCGAAGGCTTTGTCTACTTCCTCTTCGGTCAGAATCTCGGCCACAATCAGCACCAGCATGGCGGTGCGCCAGCCGCGAAATTTCTCTTTGGTGGCCACGCCGCGGCCGTCAAAGCGCATGATCGACCATTCCGGCCCGTAGGGATCCTGCAGGCTGGTTAAGGTGCGCTGCACCTTGCGCCCCTCGCGCGCCGCCAGAAAGTTAGCGGTGAGCAGTTCTTTCTGGGCCTGGCTGGTCGCCTGGCTCAAGCTCATCAGGTAGCCTTCGTCGTCCATCTCCTGCGGCTTTACCCAGGCGTTTACTCCGACGAGGCCTGCGCGCGTCCAGTCATTCAGCCAGAGGCGCGCATGCGGGCTCTCCTGGTCGCGCGCGTCCACGCCGGCCGCCCGCAGCTTGCGCATGATGGCCGAGGGATGAAGGATGTTGACCAGGCGCGCCCGCTCGTTGTCCTTCCCTTCCCAGCGCGCTTGTCCCGGCAACTGCTGGGCGTGCGCCTTCATGCAATTCAACTCGTAGAGTTCCAGGCCTTCCTCTACCCACTCGGCCGGCTGCAGCTCCATCTTTTCGATGTAGGCGCGCTGTTCGAGCAGTTCGAGCGCGGGATCGTGATGCTCGGGCGAATCAAACTCGGCATCGAAATCCTGGTTGCGCATTTGCCGGCGATTTTTAGTTTTTAGTTCCTCCACCTCGCGCGCCAGCACGGGATCAAATTCACACTTGGGCGCGCTCTGGTGCTGCAGGGGAATAATCACGTTGGGCATTTCATTTCTCCTGCTCTGCCGGTTCTTCTTCTTTGGGCGGCTGCATCAGGCCGCTCTGCTCGGCAATCACGCGCGAGATAAGCGGCATATAAATCTTGGGCGGAATTCCCTTTCCCACTACGGTTCTGAGCATGTTGCCCACGGTGGGATTGGTGGCCGCATAGCGGAGGAAGAAGCGAGTCCCTTCCACACCCAGCGCCGCGGCACTGGCCGCCACAGCTTCACGTCCCATAACCGCGCCCAAACCCAGCCCTCCGGTGAGGTACCCCAGTTTGGTCAACAAGCCGCGGTGCCACATGTAATCCACCACGTTATTGCCTACTTCTCTCGCGGCGCGGTTGTTGGGTGCGCTGTGAAACAGGTCGGTAATATCTTTGAGATTGGAAACTCCATCTCTGCCGATCAGTTCTTCAATCTGCTTGCGGTTGGTGTCGTCTCTCAGATATTCGTCCAGCGCTTCAGTGCTGCCCGCCTTCATCATGCGGGTTTTGCCAAACTCGGTTACTTCCTCCGGGGTAATGCCGTTCATCATGCGCTCAATGCGTGCGTGCAGCTCGCCCAGCCGCGAGGCCTGGCGCCAGGTATTTTTCGCCGCGATGTAATCGTCCATGCCCACCTGGTCGCGGTGGCGGTCGATCAGGTCCAGAATCTTGGCATTGCCCTCGGCTTCGCGTTGCATGGCTGTATCCACGGCTTCGGGGCTCGAAGAGGTTTGAATGATCCTCTGCGCCGCCTTGATGCGATCGCGCCAGTGGGAGAATTCGCCGCCCGGATATTGCTCGGATGCGCTGGCCGCGTCCATGCGTTGAAATACGGGCTCGGCCACATGCTCCAGCTGCGCCTGGGCGTCGGCAAAATCGTGAACATTGCTGAGGATGTTGGGCACATTCTCGGCGCCAAAGCGCCGCGTATAGGGCGAGTCGTAATACATCTTTAGTTGCTGTGATAGATTCTCGCGGCGAGCTTTGATTGTGTTCTGTTCGGCCTCTGGGCGCTGGCTGAAATCGGGACTCTCTATCTGCTTGTCCAGATTGCGCAACCGCTGCACGGCTTCGTGCGGATCCTTAGTTTGCGCGACGCCGGCCGTGGTCACATCGGCCTTAGCGCCGGGCGTCGTCGCGCTGCGAATATCAGCGCCCATCTGCCCTTCATCCGCCGTGGGACTCACACCTCTTTCGACCGGGCCTTCCATGCCCGGCGTGCCATAGATCGGCTGCCTGAGAGTTTCGCGGGTGGGCGCGCTGCTGGTCGTATATTGCGGCTCTTTGAACGCGGCGCGGCCGGGGACCTTGGCGGCTGATTGCGCCATGGTGCCGGTTTGCGCTTCCTCTCCTGGCGTCTCCAAACTAAAAATAAAGTCCTGCGCGCCTTCGGGCGCCGCGAGCAGCCGGCTGGCATCTTCGACCGGACTAATGGCCATGCGGCTTTGATTCACAATTCCCAGCGCATTGGCCGTCGCCCGCCGCGCTACGTTGCGCATCATCCCCGGCAAAGCCGCCTGCTGCTTTTCCGCCAGCGCCGGGGCAATGTTGGTGACGTTGCCCTGCTCGATCGCGCCCTTTGCATTCAACTGCTGCCGCATTACCGGGAAGCTTTCACCCAGGCGGGTTACATCAACCGGCGATATGTTCATCAGGTACCGGCCGCCCGCTTCGAGCGAGCCCGCGCCCGCCCCAAACACGCCGCCCAGCGCCGCGGCCTTAGCTGCCTCGCCGGTGTCCTCGGTATGCGCATAGCTCTGCGCGCCCATCACGCTTGCGTCCTGAACCGCTTTGAGCCCTATCCCGGTAAGGCCGGCGATGATCTTGTTATTTTTTAGAGTCGCTATAGTTTGTTGCGTGTTCTTCAGGCTTTCGACGGCGCGGGTCGCCCGGTCGCCAACCTCGGCCGCTTCGGTGCCGGCTCTTACCGCTTCGGTGCCCCTGCCCAGCTTGAGCAGTTCGGCCGGCCCCAGCAATTCCAGCAATTGCTCGCCAATGGCGCCCACCTTTTCCCACGGGGTTGAAACGTCCACATCGGTGCGCAGCCATTTGGCCGCGTCTGCCAGGTGCTTGCCCCATTTCCCGGTAGTAGTGTTTAGATCCTCCTGCATCATCGCCTGTTTCGCCTGCTCGTCGTCGGTCACTTCCGGGTGTTGTTGCTTATAGACGGCGATGGCGGCGGGATCCGGCCGGAAGCGGCCGGCAAGATCAAGCAGCGTTGCAACCGGCTGCGCCGCGCTGCCAATCAAGCCTCTGGCCGTCTCCCATGCCGGCCGGTCTGCCGGCGCCGCGGGGTTGCTGAAGTGCTGTTGCAGCCAGCCGCCCAGCCCGTGCAGTTGCATGTCGGGCGCGCTCGCCGGCGTGTTGAGCGTGGCACCTTCCGGCAATGGAGGCAGCCCGCTGCTTCCGGCTGGTGATGTATCGAGCGTGGCCCCTTCCGGTAAAGGTGGCAAACCTACGGTTGCGCTATTACCCATTTCCCGTTCCTCACAACAAGGGTGTTTCCGTCTTTGTCTTTGGCGGTCTGTTCATTCGGTTGCACTTTTATTGGCGGCGTCACCGCGCTGCTGGGCACATTGCCGCGTACCGTAACCGGCACGCCGCCCACGTTGGTCTGTCCCTGCGGCATAGGACGCGCCGGCGCCAGCGGCTGCTCAATCCCCGGCGTGGCCGGCTGCTGCTGGGCCGGCCATGCCCGCTCCGCGGGCAGGCCCCAGCGCTGGCGAAGGTCTGCCGGGAAAGCAATCCGATCCAACGGCATCCCCAATGGCTTGGCGTCATTGAGCACCGCGCGCCAGGTTTCATCGCGGGTCTGTCCGATCATCTGGAAGAATGCATCCCACTGCCCCGACGAGAGCACGCCGCCGCCATACAGTTTTTGAATGGCTACCTGCAGATCGTCGGAAACATCCCGCGCGCCGAGATGCTTTTGAATAATGTCTTTGGTGACGCGCCCGCCCTTCACCGCGCCGATGGTGCCCTGGATGTGATTGGCCAGCATCTGCACGCTCTGCGCGCCGGTGGGGAAATCCTTTCCCTGTTTGCGCAGCGCCTGATACTCGTTGTAGACATTCGAGGAAAGCTGATAGGTGGTTTCCTTCTGCAGCGCCGGCGTCACGTTCTCTTTGTGCCAATCCATGAACGCTTTTTGCCCGGCCGGTCCCCACTCGGCAGCCTCTTCCTTGGCATGCGTGCCGGGTTTCTGTACGCCGGCCGCGGTTATCGTTTCGCGAGTTTTACTGTTGAACAAAATCGGCTTGCCGTTCTCATCCTCCATCTGCTGCCAGGTGCCCTCATTGCCGCCGCCCGAGGCCTTCAGATCAGCCAGCTGCTGCTTTATGTCGGCCAGCTGCGACCGTGTGTCGGCATTTTCCTGGTCGATCAGCTTTTTGTTGCGCGCCGCATTCATGCCGGAAATAAACGGCATCAGCACGCTGTTCTTTTCCCCGGCCGGGATCTGTATCGTTTCGTCATGCAGCTGGCCGTCTTCGCCCGGCTGCTCGATCGTGAAACTATACGGCTCAGTCGTCTTGCTGTTGAGCCAGTCATTGGTCACAAAGGCCGCGCGCACCCCGATGCGGTTGCCGTCCTTGTCATAGTCGCCATGCATGAACACGCGCCCCTCAGCATGGATGTTGTGAGCTTCTTTGTACTGCGCCGCAAATTTATAAATCTCGCCGGGATTCTTGAAGGAGCCTAAATCGACCGTGCCCGGCCCGCCGTCGCTAATCACCTGGTTGTAAGTATTCAGGCTGTCCATATCCGCCTGGTCTGCCTGTTTCTTCATGTTCATCAGCCGAAATTCCGACTCCGCAATCTGGTGCGCCTGCATGGAGCGGTTCGCGTTGTCGGTCGCGGCCTGCTGCTGGGCCTTGAAATCTTCATTGGCCTCATTGCGCGCCTGGTTATAGTTCTGCTGTGCCCGCTGGGTGCCGGCCTGGATCCCGCCCGCGAGCCCGCGCATGGTGCCGCCCGGCCCTTGCGTGCCCGCCGCCTGCGCGCCCGCAAACCCGGTCAGCGCGCCCGAGATAATGCGCTTCCACTGCTCGCCCGGCTGGGCGGTATGCTGGGTCGCAATCATCGCGCCGGTCACGGGATCGCGCGAAAGCACGGTATCGTGCGAGCCACCCAGCGCCGCCAGAATGCCGTGGTAGGTCTTGCTGGCAAAACTTTGCGGCGGCGCGCTGGGCAAATTATTCAATGTCTCGTCGGTGCGCGCAGGTGCTATGGTGGGCGCCGTCGCCGGCGCCGTTGATACCGTCTCGGGCGCCGGGCGACCGGCTTCGGGCGCGGGTTGAGTCGTCGCCGGGCTTTCCTCCGCGCCTGAATCTGTATATGGTCCGTATGTGCTCGCTGTATCGGGCATATATACCCTGCCTCTCTTATCCGCTCTTGAACGGCCCCACGTTGAGATTGCCGGCCGCCTGGCCTGCCACCCCGCCCAGCGCGCCTAGAATCGAGCCCCACATGGAATTCTGCTGCGCCGCGATGGTGTTTGCTTCGCTGGCCGCGGCGTTGCCGGCGCTCACCGTCGAGCCGGAAAAGGTGTTAGGGTTCCAGCCCGCCGCCAGGCCCTCTTCGCCGGTGATGGCCGTGCCCCACATCTGCCGGCCCAGGTCATAGCCGCTGGTAGTAATGCCCAGGTTTTCGCGCGCCGATTCCGCGGCCGTTTCGCTGGCCAATTGCTCTTGAATGGCGGTGGATCCGCCGCTGGTCAGATTCACGCTGCCGGCGCCGGCGCCGCCCTGCGCGGCGATGCGCTGCTGCAAAGCCCGCTGGGCCGCGGTAAAGCCCTGCGTGGTACCCTCGCCGGCCTGTGTGCGCAGCGCCGTATCTTCGGCCGATGTGTAGCCATATTGCCCCGGCCCTTTGGCCAGGATGGGCGCGAACTGCGCATTCAACACCCCTTGAATCTCGGAAAAATTCTTGTAAGCGGTGTTGTAGGCGTTGATCTGGTTGCGGTAAAAATCTGCCTCTTCCGTCTGCAGCTCTCGCTGGGTATCCGATGGCCCGCCGCACATCACGCCACCTCCGTTTTCTTGGCCGGATCCGCGATGGCGCGCACCAGCTCGTGCGCGCTCTCCGTAAATCCCAGGCCTTTGATGGCTAAATGTTTTAGTTCTGGCGACACGGTATCAAAAATCCATTCTTCGCAACCGGCTTGAGACAGCGCGCTTTCCAAAAATGCCATCCCATGAAATAAGCCGCGCATGACGCGCCGGCGCTGTTCGTGCTCTGCCGCCTCGGGCGCGAACTGGATGCGCACGCGCGCCGCGCGGCTCAGGCGGATATAAAACACCACGCCCTTTTCGTCCTCTAATGCGTAGCAGCTCGGCCGCGAATCCCCGCCCAGCTTGTGACTCATAAAGAACTGCGGAGGGAAAATGCCGCGGTGCGCGTCGTCGGCCTCGATCCACTCACACAGCCGCTCCAGGTCGGCCAGCGTATCCACGCTGCGCAGTTTGAATCCATCGAATTCGCCAAAAATGCTCATACGCCTCGCAGGGGCAAATAGCGGCGCTGGGGCAACTTGGGGCCGCGGTAAAACTGCCGCATGTACACATCCGCGCCGCTCATGATCGGCGGCAGGCTCGCGACCATGAGGCTATCGACGCCGATCACCGCATGTTCCTCGATGGGCGGCGTGGGCAGCTCCCGCGGCTGCTCCAGGTTGCTCACCGGCTCAGGCACTTTCAGTCTCGCCATCACTTCCGCGCTTTCTCGGGCAGCCGCCCGTAAATCGTGTTGGTGTACAGCTCATTGGGAAAGTTCTCCGCGGCCCACACCAGCTGCTGCTGGTAGTGCCGGCATTTAATCACCGTGTTGGCGTCCTGCGCCGCCCAATGTCTTTGCGTGCGCACGCTTTTTTGCGGGGGCAGGTTGGGCGGGTCGGGGGTCACATTGCGCAGCTGGCGGAAATCAGCCAGGGTAATATCCGGCGAGCCGAACAGGATTTCATCGAACAGGATCTTGCACACGATCGGGGTTGCGCCCGCGATCATTTTTTCTTCCGTCACCACAAACTGCAGGCCGGCCGTGCCGCCCGGCTGCGCCAGCACCACACTGCTTACTACCCCATAGGCGTCATAGTTCACGCCGGCATCAGCGTTGGTGCTGTTGTCGCGCATGAGGATGGGATTGCCGTCCACCGATGGACCCAGGACCAGGATTTTGTTGCCGGGGCTGGTTTCGATCGAAGCTATAGCTTTTAGTTTTCCCGGCGAAGCGATGATGGCCTGCGGGCTCCAGACGTTGCCGCTCTCGGGCGCGGCCACGGCCGCCATGCGGTACCAGCCGGCGCTGCCATCGGCCACGTACAGCGCCGAATCCTTGCTCAATCCCTGGTGCCATGCCAGATATACCTGACCGGGGTCGTAGTCATCATCAAAGAGATTGCCCAGCGGGAAGCCCACTTCCACTTCGCCGGCGCCGGGATCCATAGAGAGGACCTGGTGCGAGGAAATCATCGCGTAAGCGGTCGAGCCGTTCACCGCGAACGCATCCTGGCTGGCCATGCCGATGCCCTGCTGAAACTGGATTATGTAAAACGGCGAGTTGGGCGTGCCCTGGCCGAGCACCGCCCAAATATCGGAAGTCGTGAAAACCAGCAACCCGACGCTCGTAGGCCAGCACAGCACGCCGGCCGCGGTGAGCGTGAACCGGTTCTTGGTGGGCATGGTGGAGTTGCCCGCACCCGTCACCGTGTCGGGGCCTCCGGTCCAAAGCAGCTTGTTGTTTTCAAATCCCCAAATGCGCCCCAGGTAGTAGCACTTGGGCACAAAGTCCTGCGGCGGCGGGTCGTTGCCGTTCAAGCCTGGTACCGGAGCAGGGAATTGCTGATTCAGCGCGCTGTCGGCGTTGGTGTCGGTATAGATCCACGTCGCGCCGGCGCCGGGATTGGGAAACTGATCCTCATAAAGCAAAGTGGATCCGCCCTGCTGGGTACGCCACAAAATAAGTTGGTCCCACGGCGGATTCCCGAGGCCCTGCCCTTGCAGCACGGGATGCATGCCCGCGGAAGTAATCAGCGGCTGGCTTAACGGGCTGGGGTTGGTGATTTCCCCGGTGATGGTATTAAAACCGGAATAGGCCCAGATCCACGCACCCGTGTTGGCCGCCGAATAGGGGCCATTGTTGAGCCAGTTAATTTGATGGTCGGTGGTAGTGGCGCCCGGCGCGCTCTGCCAGGTGGGAGCGGTCGCGCCCGACTCGCCCAGGTTCTGCACCATCTGCGCATTGCCCAGCGAATCGAGAATGGTAGTCGCCAGCGAAAGCAGTTGATTGCCTCCCGGCCAGCCGGGGGCGGTGCCGCCATTCTGCCAGGTCACGGATCCATCCTGCGTCGTGGTCAGGATGCCGTTGTTCCACGCCGGCACGGTCGCGCCGCTCACCCCCGCAACCGTGCAAGTGAAAACAGAAGTGGTCGTGATCGCCGTGGTAGTGGTGATCCACTGCTTGACGCTGTGGTCAAAGTAAGTGCTGGTCACGTAGTAGGTGTAGGTGGCCACAATCAAATCGCCCACCGCATGCGTAGCGCTCGCCGTCCATGTCCCCGGCCCTTTGCAAGTCCACTGCGCGTTACTGCCGCCGCCGCCGCCTTCTGTGGTGATGGCGCCGGGAGTAGTTGCCCAGACGGGGGCAGCATTGCCGGTTTTGATGGGCGGCGCCGGCCCGGTCAATTGTTGAAGGTTGTTGTTCGAGTCCAAAATGATGAACAGCGGCGCGTACCAGGTATTCGCGGCCCATGCGGGATACAAAGTTGCCGCCGCCGCCTGCGTTACCGTGGGCGCATTTGCCGGCCCTGCACCGCCCCACGGCTGCACCGATGGCCCGATGTTGACCCATTGCATCCAATACGTCCCGCCGTCGCCTGTAACCTGCCCTGGCGTCGTTTGCCATGCGGGGGGTGTGGGACCGCTATTATTGGTGCCCGTGCCCGCGGTGCCGGTTTCGGTCGAATAAGCAACTGCGGGTCCCGAAGAGGAAAGCCAGTGTACTTGTACCGGAGAATCTACCTGCACGGGGATGGATTGCCCGTTGATGGAGGGAACCGTAGTCAACCCGTTAAAGCCCAGGCGCACGTTATTGCGAAGAGTCAACGGCGCGGCCAGCCATACGGTGTATTGCCATTGCGAGCCCGAAGCCGTCACCTGAATGTTGATGATCTGGCCCAGCTGACTGCCTACCGCCATCTGCAGGTTGCCGTTCGGATCCACGATGAAATCGCCGGTGTTGTAATAACTGTTCGGCTGCCAGCTCAGGGCGGCCGTAACCCACTTGTGGGTGCTTACGCCGTCGCCGGCATAGAGGGTGTTGCCATCGCTCACAAAGCTGGTGCGGCCCGCGGCGTGGTCCCACAAAATGTTATTGGTGCTCGGCTGCGTTACCTCGCGCACGCTGGCCGTAGCCGATCCGGTTCCCGCCTCGCAGTCAGCGATGATGTGTATCTTCTCGCCCGCCGTGGTGAAACTGCGAAATTCATAGAAGCGGCTGATGACCGGAAACGGCCCGGCATTGTAGACACTCGATCCCGGCCGGCGAATAGGCGTCAACTGCGTCGAAATCTCGATATTCAGGCCGGCGATAAAACGGTCATAGCGCGCCGCCGAATAAAAGCGCTGATAGAGAAAGGGCACGGCGCCCGGTCCCAGCGGGTTGCCGTGCGTCCACAGGCCGGTAAAAAACTCGTTGGTATGGAGCGGCGCCGCGCTGGTCGGCTGAATCTGCGCGCCCGCGGTTTCGAGCGGAGAAATGGGCATGGCTCAAATCTCCCTCGCCCGGTGGCGTTCGGCAGTGGCCAGCTGCGAGGCCTGCAGCTGCGACATGACGCGCGTCCAGTTGGCCAGAAAAATGTTGCGCTCCAGATCGCTGAGCCCGCCCTGCGCCGCGAGCAGCGAAGTGATGAATTTCTGGTTGTATTCGTTGAATCGGGCATCATTGCCGATCAAGCTCATCAGCGCCAGAAATCCCCACTGCGCGATGTAGTTCTTGTCATCGGGCAAAGGGAACCAGGTATAGGCCAGGCTCATCAAAAGCGGCGCGCGCTTCTGATAGGGCAGGGTGACGATGTAAGACTGGTCGGGTGCCGGCAGCAATCTAAAAGTTATAGTTCCGGTGCCGTCATCGAGCCACGGCGAGCACCATTGCGGGCGCGCCTGGCTGGTGTCAACGTGGAGCACATTCTTGACCGCAATCTCGAAGGGCTTGCCGCCCGCGGCCGCCTGCACGGTGCCGCCTTCGAGAAAGCCGAAATTCGATAGCCCGCTCTGCGCATTGTCCTGGGCAGCGCTGGTGTAGGAGATGATGCCGCGATTGAACGGCCAGGCAAAGGGCGGCCCGAAGATGGTTTGCAGCACCAGATTGGCAGAGCCCAGCGCCGGCTCCATGCCACAGATGGTTACTGGTTGCATTTCGATGAAGGCTTTAGCCCAATTTATTGTGCTTTGCAGTGATATAGTGCTAGGCATTCCCCCACACTCCACTACCGTCGTGTTTTCTTCTTCGCCGCGCTCTTGCGCTTCGTACTCAGCGCGATGGCAACCGCTTGTTTATTGGCTTTCTTCGCGCCGAACTTGCGCCGCGTGCGTGCATAGGTCTTGCCCTGATGAAGCTCGCGAATGTTGGAACTGACTGTTTTTCTACTCTTGCCCTTTTTAAGAGGACTCATAGCATCTCCTTCTCTAGTCGGCAAGCCATGTAGTGCAACACTTCCGGCTGACTCGTTCCCAACCACATGGAACCAATTTTGATCTGGCTTCCTTTAACTTTTCGAATGGCTAAAACCACGTCCGTAACCTTGCCATGCTGGCCAGATTCGATTTGATGAATCAACCTGCGCAGTTTGCCGGTAATGTCGTAGTTACTGCCTTTATCAATCACCCGCAACTTGGATCTGCGGAGCAGTTTCGCCTTTCTCTCCGCTTCCGTATCGCATAGTCGAGTTGTAGGAATGGTTGTCATCGAATCACCGACCTGGCCACACGTTGTAGAGGTATGGATTCGCGGGGCCTATGTCGATTCCGCCCTGCGCGGCCACGCAGGATCTGTCAGGAATAAAGCCGGCGTTGTCGGTTTCGCGGTCATTTTGTTTCAGGTCGCCCATGATCGCCGCCAGCCACATATCTTTCATCTTGGGGAATAGCGCGCGCATCTGCGGGTTGGGGCTCATCTCGTAGCAGTGGGCTTTCATGCCGTCGCGAAACCACTTCGCCTGGTCATCGGGTACCGGGTTGATCTGCTGCTGCATCGAAGTGAACGGCGGAGGCGCCTTCATTTGCGCAACCACGTTGACCTGGTACACCACCGCCTGTTGCGGAGGCAGAGGCAAAAGACGGAAGCCCTGCGAGTTGGGATCGGCCACGGTCCACACACACGAACCATCGTTCACCGTGGTCATTTCCGCGCTGGTGGCCGGTGCCGCGGGAGCCGTCAACCCCGTGGTTCCATAGGTGGTCAAAACTAAAATATTGCCGTTCGCGTCCACTATGTTCACGGGCGGGTTGGTGGGCGTAATCACCGCGCCCAGCGGCTGTGTGTACGCTTTGCCCGCTCCCGGCCACGTTCCGTAAATCAGTTCTTCATTGGGGTACCAGGCGATTTTCGCGGGCGGGTTGCCGGAGATGGACGAAGGCACCAGATCGCGCACTACTTCGACTGGATAGGTGGGCTTGGGCAGTGCAGTGTTGTTTATGTCGATCCAGTACGCGCCTTCCATCCATCCGATCGGCGCCCGCCAGGTGGAACTAAAACCGGCATAGTCCTGCTGCCAGGAATTCGTATAGAACGGCGGAATCTTTTCCCGGTTCCACTTGAAGTTGAAGCGCTGCGAGATTAACTCCGACATTACATCGGTGGCCATGGTCAGCAAGGTTTGCACCGCATAGCCGCCCACCGGCAGCACGGGCGTAAGTTCGCCCATGCTGGCGAGGTAGTCAGAAATGCTCTGCAGTGTCGTAGTGCTTGATCCCACGGCGTTCCTCTCAGTACTGGACCGATCGCAGGCCCTTGTGCGATGCCAGCGTGACCGACTGGTTAGGTGTCAGGCCGGCCGGTACAGCCGGCTGGCCGATAGGCTGCTTTCTCGGCTCAGCCGTAACCGGCTTTTGCTCGGGCTGCTGCTCGGGCTCAGGTTTGGTCGTCGTCGTTGTCATGTTCGTTGTCCTCTGCGGTTACCGGCGCATAGGTCACGCCATGCTGCCCGCTGCCGGTGGCCATCTGGATTTTCTGGTTAGGGCTCAGGCCTGCCGGCAGCTCGGGCACAGTAAAAGGCGCCTTGGTTTCGCGCGCGATGCGCGCATTTAGCTCATCCTGCTTTTTCGCTTCGGCGGCGGGATCCACTTCGACCGGGGTTAGTTTGCTGGTTTCGCGGCCGGCCGGATATGCCAGTTCTTCCGGCATGGCGCCCCCAGGGGCCGGCGTGTGCTGCTGCGGTCTGTTCTCAGTCATGGCTTGGCTCCTGTGGGGCTGCTCTGCGTCGCGCAGCTTGCGGCCCGGTTTGGCGGCGGGTTTTGGTTTCTTCTTAGGCGGCGGCATGGGCAACCTCAAACATCTTGCTGCCGCTGGGCGTGTTGTCGGAGGGGAAGCGGCTCCATTCGTTCCATTCCGCGGCCATCTTCGCGTACAGCTCGGGATCGGTCTTGCGCAGCGCCGCGGCCGGCCGCTCCACTTCCTTAAAGCAGCGGGTACACATGATGACCTCGCGCCCTAGAGGGTAGGTGTTGCGGTTCACGCTATAGTTGGCGTCGTTGCCATCGCTGAAGCGATTGTTCTTTCCGCCCTTGCGGTGCTTGCACACCCGCTGCCGGCGCAGCATTTCCGCCTGACCCTTTTTGTAGTCCTCCAGCTGCCGCGCGCGCGTGGCTTCCATGCGCTCGCGCCGATCCTTGCGGTCGGCCAGGCGTTCTTCAATTTCCGCGATCTGCACTTCTTTCCAACGCAGCTCAATAGCGTCGGCTTCGCTTTGCGAGTACTTCTCTTTGGGCATGGCATTCCTCTCGCGCGTGCGGGGACCGGCCCCATTCCGGCCCCCGCGTCATCGGTTAGGTGATGAGCGTAGGCGCGTCAATCATGCGCACGCGCGCCGTGGTGTCGGGCACTACGCCGGTGGCGAAGTTGTAGTTATAGGCCGTCGAGCCCCCAATCATCATGGCCGGATCGGAAACGCTGGCATCGTCGTAGCGCTTGGTTATAGTTTTTAAGTTTCTCCAGTCGCCATCGCCTATCGCCGTGTTTTCCTTGGCGCCCATCGAAATGGTGATGAGCCCATCCTTGCCGTAGATGTAGGTTCGGAAGGCCGTGACGCCGCTGTGGGTCAGATAGTTGGGCGTCTGGGTCACGATCGAGGTTTCATACCAGCGCACCCCGGCCCACTCCATTACCTGCACATATTCGCCTTCGCCGCCCGGCAGCTCCTTGAGCAGCGCCGTGCCTTCCACACTGCGCTTCAGAACATCGGTCAGCGAATTGTTGGTGTTGTCGTTGAGCGCGTCGCCCCAGCAGAACGGGCAAATGAGCCCGCAGAACAGGCCTTCTTCCATAGGCCGCACATTGCGCTGCCGCAGGCTGGCCACGGCGGTGGTGATGTTGTTCTTGGCAAAGGGCACGTTGTAGGCATTCTGCTGCAGGGCGCTGGAATCCACGGTGGGAATGCCATCGGTCGTATTTTTAATCAAGTACGCGATGGTCAAAGCCGCCTGATATGCCAGCTCCTTGCTGCCGTTCTCTACGGCCGGATCAATCGCCAATTGCATGGAAAAGCGCGAATAATTCAGGTAATCCGCGTAGTTTCCGATGACGATTTTATCGGTCAGCACAGAGATGGTTTCGCCGCTCTGCACCGTGCCCTCGGGCGCTTGTGAAAGGTCAGGCCCAAACGGGACATATTCAAACAGGTTGAGGATGTTGCCGCTGTTCTCGGGCAGCGGCCGGCGCTCCACACAGCGATAGTGCGGAGTTTCCGCTTTAAGGTTTTCGACGAAATTTTTGTCGTAGTAATTGACCTGGGCTTGAATGAGGTTACTGGTCTGGTTGCTGGCCGGCGAGTAGCCGGCGCCAAGCCTGGCCTCGGTCGCAAGGGCATGGCCCTCGTTGCGAATCAATAACCAGATGGCAGAGCCCAGCAAAGCCAGCGCATAGAGAAGAGGCTGCAACACATGGATGACCAGCCAGATTCTCCGCCGCGCAAACGTGGCGTCCCGCTCGATTTTCATGGTGCCGCTCCCGTTCCCGCGGGAGGGGCTTTAGCTCACCTTGCGCGCTTTCGCCGCAGCATCCTGCCTGGCGTAATGATCCACGCACCGGCTCAGTTCTGGGTCGGTAGTCAGCAGGCGCTTATAGTTGGCTGCGCTCATGTTGGCAAGCTGCTCCCGCGAATACTTCAGCCGTGTGGTAGGCCTCGGCGCCGATCCGCTTATATCGCTCTGGCGGATCGAAGTCGAGAACCTGGTTGGAGTCGGCGGCGGCGTTGGCGTGGGAGCATTCCGCCCCTCATCCGCTGGCTCATCGGTAGTGGTGGTAGCTTCCGCGGGCCTGGCCTGCAGCAATTGGGCTGCGCTCAGGTCCTCGAAAGCCTGGGTATAGCTGGCCTCCCTGGTCGGGTCCAGTCCCTGCGTTTGCATGTACCGGACCAGGCGTTCCTTATTCCAGTCCGAAGGGTGCCACTCTGGAGTATGGTCCGCGAAGGCCTTCGCCGCATCCACGGCCGCGCGGGTTTCGCGCTCGGCGCGCGATTCCTCGCGATCCTGGCGCAAATCGGCTACTGGGCCTACGACACTTTCTAAAACGCGGGTAATGCCTTTTTCAACCGTCGAAGGGTTGGCAAGATCGGCCACGGTCTGCATGCGCTGGGCGTCGGTCAGCGGCGCCGGCCGGCCGTTGCCGTGCCCGTTCACCGGGCGCAGCTCGTTGATGCGCCGGCTGGCGTGCATCTGCGAGTCGGCCATCTTGTCGGCAATCTCGTCTTTGGTGCCGCGGAAGGTAGAAATGATCATGCCGGTATCGTTGTCGGTCAGAATGAGTTTCCAGCGGCCGTTTCCCTGATCTTCCCAGCGCTTCATTTGCCCAGCCTCCGCGCGATACCGTCCAGTATCGCCCACCCTAAAACTAAAAATTCTATAAACTTCATGGCGCCGTCGCCTCCTGCTCGGGGAATCCTTCGACTCCCTGCAGCATCTCGTCCAGACTCGGCGGCGACTCCGGTTCTGTTTCTACCTCGCGGCTGTTGTAAGCATTTAACACCATGCGTTGAACATATTGGAAGAAAAGCCAGCTGCTTTTGGCCAGGATGTGACCACCCAGCACGGTTTCCACGTCGCCCACGGGGGTGTTGAAGTGCGCGGTTTCGAGTTCGATGCACACCCGCTCCATCACGTTGAGCAGCGCCGTGTAGCGCTCGTCCTGGTAGAGCTGCGCCAGTTGCCGCTTCTCTTCCTCCGAGATGACCAGCTCAGTGACTTTGAGCTTCCGGGTTGTGCGATGGCGAATTTCCATAATCGGGCTCGATCACTGGGATTTCATAGGGCGTCCAGTGCGGGTTATCCCGGTTGAGTTCGTTGGCTGCCCGCATAAAGCCGTAAGCAATCTTGTTGTCGCCCCTGGCAAAAGCGGCGCCGGTTGCAAACCCCAGCGAAAAAGTTAAAGTCTGCCTTAGTTCCTCACTGATTTGCACGCGGTTTCCATTCCGAGGACCATTCATGCTGTCGAGCCTGCTCGTCCTTCTCGATGGCCACTCTTCCTAAAAAGATCGCATCGCGCACCAGCCGCAAAGCCTGTTGCTGTTCCTCCGATACCGGTACCTGGGCCAGAATCGCATTCACGAAGGTGTACGCCGCGCGGCGCAATTCCCGGTAATTCAAAAACTGCACGCTGGCCAGGCCGGGTTCTCTGAAAAGCTCGTGCAGATTGTCTTTATGAATCAGGCCGGCGTCGGCGCCCACTCGCTTTGCTCGATCGCCGCCCGCTCCCACTTCCTCTCGTCCCACGCCGCCGCTTCGTCCGAGGCCTTGCCCAGCAAATCCTGGGCCAGCTTCGCCTCGTTGCTTTGGTCGATTTCCGCCGACTTTGCCTGATGCCGCGCGCCGATCGCGGCTATTTGTCCCTGCACCTTTTGCATGCCGGGGTTGCTTGCCTGGTAGCGCTGCCGCTCCTGCGCTGTCATGGGCCGGATTAACTCTCTCGCGTTTTTCCATTCGCTCACTTCCATGAACATTTCGAGCAGCTGGCGCACGTCTACAATCCAGCCGATCGAGTTGAGTTGTTGAACCAAGGGGGCATTCTCAAAAATCTGGATCATCAAAGGCAAGGCCTGCGCCATGGCTTTCTTGGCCGCCAGGTGCGCGCCGGCCAAGCATTCAAAGCGGTCCTCGCTGTCGTAAAAGTTCTTGGCATCGAGTTCGAACGCCGCGCCCAGCTCGCGGCCCAGGATGGCGCGGATCTGGCTCGGCGCCATGCGGGTTTTCACAAAGAATTCCAGCAGCTCGATGGTGGGCAGCAGAATGCCTTTTACGAAATGGCCCACAGGCCCCTGAATCTTACCGGCATTCGCCGCGATAATCCCGCCCGCGCCCGTGGCCGTGCGCGCCGCGCTCGATCCGCCGCGCGGCGGCAAACTGCCCTGCGTAAACGCTTGATCCGCGCCCGAGGTAGACTCCGCATCCTGGATGGCTCCCTGTAACAGAGTGAAGGCCTCGCCGGGGACCTTGGGCAGCTCGATGATCCCGAAAACATCTTTCACGCTCTGGCCGGGCCTGGTGTCTACGTCGATGATGCCGCCGAGTCTTTGCCGTATCTGCTGGGTGGGCGCATTGGCGCCGCGGTCGCGAACATACATCTGATTCACGGCCATACTAAGCAGGTCCAGGCAGGCATCATAAATTCCTTTTTCGATGCGCTGCGAAGATCCACTCAAGCGGCCGATCCCCAAACCATAGCCGGCGTTGGGGATGTTCCAAAAATTTGCCGACAGGTAGGGCAGAAATGGCAGCTCGTGCTTTTCCTTACGAATCAGAACCCCGCGGTCGCCGCCCTCGGGAACTAAAACCGTATAGATCCAGGCATTGTCATGGCGCTCGAAACACTGGATCGGCCGTTCCAGCGGATCCGCGCTGGCCGGCTCGTCGGGATTCTGGGCATGATGAATGCTCCAGTTCTGGCCGCCCAGATTCAGCTGCACCTGGCTGGGTGCGCCGGCATTGCCTTCGTGGGCAAAAAAGTAAGCCTTTAGATCCTCTTCGGGGGGAATGTCGTAGCCGCCCACCTGGTTGCCTTTGTCGTCCTGGATGATGGGCTGATTGCGCCAGCCCTCCAGGTCGGCATAGGTGGGATAGGTGATATGCACCACATACTTGGCGCCGGTATGCAAAGCGTTGGCTGTGTTCCAGGTCGGATCCACCAGCAGCGCGCCCAGCTCGCACATCTCGAAGGTCAGGCCCTCTTCCACGACTTCCGAGTCCTTGACAATCAGCTCGTCCGATTCCTTGGTGTGTACCGTCAGCTCGCCGCCCAGCGGCAGCTGCATCTTGATGGGCGCGGCTTTGGGCGCGCGCATCTTGCGGATCTTGGTATCGCGCCGCCAGCCCACTTTCACAACCACGGTTCCGAATGTGGTCATGCTTTCCAAGGCGCGTTCGCTCACGTCCTCGAATTTGCACTCGTCCAGTAAGGCCCCATAGAGCGCGGTCTTAGCGCGCGCCGTGCTCTGCGATGTGGCCGGCCGCGGGCGGACTAAAAACGGCGGCATCTCATAAAAAATGCCCGACTTCATGCCGGGCACTAAGCTGTTCACGTGTTTGGCAACGGTGAAGCGGGAGATGTTGGCCTTGGCGACGGTCGAGCCTTCGAAGGATGAATTGGTGCGCGGGGACTGGAAAAGCACGTCCGACTCGCGCCAGTGGAGGTTCCATTGTTTCTGGTCCAGGTAGGTGCGGGCGCGCTGCGCGTCTTGAATGGTCAGCTGTACCGCGGCGTCGTCGGTATATTTGGGATCCAGCAGCGGGCCGGCTGTTTGCACATCGCCGGCCTCGATCCGCTGGCTGCCTCTCACCATCCCCGGAAGCGTGGCCATAGTATTTATACCTCGCCTTGCTTGAACGCCCGTTCGATCGAATCTGCCACTTGGCGCAAAATGCTGGGTAAAGCTACGGTCGCTTCGGCGGAGGCCTGCACGGAAAATCCATTCCCGAATTGTCCATGAATCACAATGAGCATGGCGCCTTCGGCTTTCGCAGCTTCGCGGGCGATGGTGCATAGTTGGTCGTATTTGCCCGGTCCTAGTGGCATCAGAGAATCATCCTCAGCGGAAACACGTTGGGTACGCTCGGCCTGGGCGCCGGCACACTGATTAATTCGCGCTCGAAGCGCGATTGATCCGCATCGGCCGGCACCGCGACGCGGGTAATGATGGCCTGCACATAAATTCCACTCTCGGTCACGCCTTCCCAGATGCGGCCGGGCATGGCTTGCTGATCGCCTTCGCCATATTCCAGCCATACAATCTCGTCGGTGTTTTCGAGAGTGATTTTCAATGCACCACCCCCATGCACGGCACGGCTACCACTTCGCCGTCAATTTCTA